AAAGTCTATAAAAAATCAGACTGACTATATGAAAAAACTGTGATGTTATAAAGAATACAATCTTTAAAAAAGAGTTTGCTGGGATTGCTTTCCTGATGTAATTCGATAAACCCCCTACCTATATGACTTACACACCAACAGAACAAGAATTGATAGAGATGGGATTTGTGAAAGACTGACTACTATGGGAGAAGAAATTCCGCCATACTCTTTGTTATATTTCAGGAGATGAGCAATTTGAGAATGGATTTTATCTGAGAACATTTAGAACAGAACTGAATATCTATCCTCGCTCTCGTGAACACCTAGAGCAAGTAATTTTAGCATTCACCAAATAACCTTTTTACTATGACCAAAGAACTCCGAGAGAGATTGTATGAAAAATTTAAATCGTATTACGACAGATGAGCGTGATATGAAATTATTGAAATGGAAATGCTGGCATTGCTCGAACAAGAGATTCTAGAGGCTGAGAGACGAGGGAGAGAAGAAATGAGAAAGGAGTGTCTAGCGTGTGTGCCAAATGAGAAAGATGAATACATTGAAGCATTTGATAACGATGGACATAGATTCGCAATACCTAGAAGCAAAAGAGATGAATGGTATAAATGGTGTGAAATACCGAGTGACGATGAGAAGTCATGGGAAGTACCAGATTTTTGAGTAGAGCTAGACCCAGAAGAAGAATTTGATGATAACCGACAATACAATAAAACTGTTGCTGATGTTCGTAAATCTATCTCATCACTTAAATAAATACTATGCTCAAATCACTCCTATTTCCTGTTATCTGTGCTTTTATCCTTTGATATATGATTTCTGTAGAAATGCAAAACGATATGTATAAGGAAATAATCAAAGTATGCCCAGTTTTTAACCAATAACTAACAATACCATGAAAACAACTATAATTTATCGTATTTATTCAGAAAGTAAGGATTGAAAAGAAGCAGAACATACTGAATACTTCTGGTGAAAGTGGACTTTAATATGGTGGCTACTAACTAATTGATTCGATAAATGAGTCTACAAAAGACGACAACAGATGGAAATAAGACTTTCTAAACATAAATCCTAGCCCATGAACTGACCTCAACTAAACACTATGCTCATATATACTACAAAAACAGCTCTAGGCAGGTCTATTGACCGCTCTGACGATACAATACACCGTATGCTCGGTAAATGACTCGTAGAAGTCGTCTATTCAATAAACTCTAATGGTAAAAAGAAGAAGATAGGGTATATAATGGCTAGCAAACACAATAAAACTGTATAAAATTTGTATACAATGTACCTCGAATATGCACCATATCACTCAATAATATACCGCATGTCAAGAGAAAAAGAGAATATAGGAAACATGATATACAAGCCAAAAGATTTGTATTTTGCGGGAAAAGTATACTTATTTGGCTCTAAAATATTTGACTGGATTCTATAATCTGCTATACTTCTCTTACATTATTTCTTTACAACCTTTATATGTCTCAATTTTTCCACTCTTACTCTGATGAAGCTCAGGCATGGATTGTCACTAATGTTTCACCAGAAGGAACACACCATGTCTTACCTTCAAAATTTGAAACAGCAGAAGAAGCTATGAAACACGCTAAGAGAATGTCTAAATAATTAAACGACCTGAGCAAGTCTACAAACTGCTCCCCCTACTTCTTTACTTTCCTTTTATGACACACCTATCTTACGCACATTACAAAACACCACGAGCATACAATAGAGTTAAACTCACTAAAGGTGATATGATTATTGAGATGATGAAGTCAGGAATGGAAGTTGGTTTTCTCCTCAATACTCCTAAGAAATCAGTAGAAGTACATTACAATAGATTTCTCGCTAAGTAGCCCCCTTAACAACTAACAGAATAACTCTCACTTTTTAATTTCATTTTATGCGTTGCCAAATATACCAATTTAAAAAAATACCCATCGTACAAGACTGAGAAGCATGTTTCGCAGAAGCTCTCGTAGATACTGACCTTATTCAAGAAGTATTCGATTCACAAGAAGAGGCAGAAGAATATCTACAAACAAATGCTACTAAAGGCATACAATATGCTGTAATTCCATTCTTTTACCAAATCTAGTATGTCCCACCTCCAATCAATAGAGAGAGCGTGTCAGAAAGCTATACCATCTATTTTAACACACGAAATAGAACACTACCAATGACCAGACTCTCCACCAGAGATAGAACCAGTCTACCGCCCTATAACTCTACAAGATATATTGTTATGTCTTTGAGATAACATTATGATTGATTGAGGATGATACTTTCTTAGAAATGAATGAATGTACGAAGAGCTTGAATGGTTTGCAAAAGCACAATTAGATAAAAACAATGAAATGATACGCTACGACCTCACTAAATCCCCCTACGACCAATCCGAAGAAGTCTTACAGTTTCTAGCAGAGAATTTAACTAAATAATTATGATTATAAACGAAACACAATTTGCAGAGCTTATGTGAGCATTAGAAAAGATGAACAACAATTTAGAAACTACGAATAGTTTGCTACAAAACGCACACGATATATTACAAAATAGACTCTAATCCTCCCCACCTATGAACAACACTATGGAAGAAAAGAAAGAAATTACAGTAAGCTGAAGAGCCATAAATTGAGACTATTCAAAAGCTAGAATAACATATTTTGAAGATGATAATTGAAAAACTCGTGCTGTTAAACTTAAATATATTAACTAACACCCCCATGTCTGAACTAACCAATTATATAAAAGAGAGAATTGCGAAACACAATTTCATAGTAGATTTAAGACCAGAAGTTGGTTTAGTAATCGAAGAACTCCAAGCTGTCCTCTCTAAAATAGAAGAGCTATGAATGAAATAAGTTTTACACCTCCAAAAGACTCTCCCTATATTGTAACCGAGAGCGAGCCAGAGACAATAGAAATGGATGTCTACCAATATACCATCCAAGAACTAAATAAATAAACTATGCCAAACAATATATGGTCAATGGAAACATACAGGAATCTCAGAGAGGATAATCTCCACGATTCTATACAAGAAGCCAAAGTGATGGTAGAGATTTATAAAATAAGAGAAGAGCTATGAACCAAGGATTACTAGACTTGCTCCGACTCCAATTAGAATTATTCTACAAGGAAGAACTAAAAAAGGTATGACTTGCAAAATAAGTATCTGTTTCTCTCCTGTCTATGATTGAACTGACTGGATTACCTCTTATTTCATGAATAAAGGGGCATACGTTCATAATTATAACAAAATAGACGTAATACCATTCTGAGACCACAAATACAACGTTATAAACAGAATTCCATTTGAAGAGCTAGAAGAACTCAGAAAAGATATTCACGACATGCTCAAAGATACAGATACTAACTTCTTACTTATCTGCAATAAATCACTTGATTTTAAAGCTAATTCAATACAATAATAACATGCACACAATACGAATAATCAAATGCCCAGAAAAGGATGATGCTCTCGATATTGATGGATGTATATTTACTTTCGGAAAGGATGTCTGAATAGTCAAAGGAAACTATCACAAGTCAGCAATGAACCTCGCTAAAGCCCTCCTAGATGTCGGGTACACAGTCCGAGTAAGACAAGGAGTATACAAAGAAACTAAGAAAGGGGAGAACACAGTAAAGAGCGTAGGCACTGAAATAGATTTTAATTCTCTTGTAATAGAAAAGGAATAAATATAATAAGAATATGCAATACAAAAAACTCGAAAACAACTGATTGATTGTCCCTAGCGAAATGACTCCTACAAAGGAGTTTTGGCGTGTTATGGGTAAACACTCTCGTCAGATAGTTTGTGTGGATGTTATTGACCCAGATGTTACTCTCCACCCAGCAGGTATCGAATGGGATGTAAATGGAGTACATAAAGGACTCCCTTTCAAGAAGTGAGCAGGTATCCACTCTCTCGACGAAGTGACAAAAGTAGAAAGACAGAACCTAGAGATAGCACAGGTAGCTAATGAAAAGCGACCAGAGAAAGAAAAGAAACGAGCTGAACGTGAAGAGGAACAGAATAAGGTAGATGAGTTCTACGCAACTCCAGCAGGGGAAAAGAAAGTAATCTTTGATACTAAGATGGAAGCATTCATACCAGAAGAGATTACAAATCTTTCAGACGAAGAAATAAAGAATCTAGAACAAGTTGAAGTACAAACAGCATCAGATAATCTCAAAGAATTGCTCAGTGATAAACCAACACCAAAGAAACGAGGTAGACCAGCTAGGAAATAACTTTTATTCGACTTCCCCTATCATAGTATGGCAGGAGGTAGACCAACAGATTACACACCAGAGATAGTAGAGAAAGCTAAGGCATATCTTAAATGATGTGTCGATATTTTTGAAGATAATAAAACAGTAGTAAACATACCAAGCATAGAGGGGCTATCAGTAGCAACAGGCATAACAAGAGAAACTATATATCAATGGGAAAATGAGGAAGGTAAAGAACAGTTTTCTGACATCATCAAGGAAATACGCTCAGAACAAGCTAAAAGATTGCTTAACAATGGGCTTGCTTGAACCTATAACCCAACCATAGCTAAACTCATGCTCACTAAGCATTGATACAGTGATAAACAAGAAACAGAGAATAAGAACCTCAACATAGAGACTACTCCACAAGAGTTGGCAAGTATGACTGACGAGCAATTACAAGCATTACTAAAATAATATGTCTACACTATCAAGCCTACGCACACTCACCCGACAGCAGTATAGGTTCGACCCTAATGGAAGAGTATTCGGCAATGATGAATTGGATAACTATATCAAACAAGCATACGAGCATGTACAGAATGAAATGGGATTACTCTTAGATGAGAAAGAAAGTCTCGCTATAACAAGTGGTACACAAGAATATGCACTCCCTACTACTCTTGTGACGATAGCAGACGATGGAGTCCTAATAGATACTTTCCCACTCCAACAATCTACATTTGAATTTACAAGCGGTAGAACATCACAAAGTAAACCAACTATGTACTATCTTCGTGAAAAGAGTACATGACCCTATATTGGATTCATAGACATACCAGATGCAAGCTATACGATTAACATATTCTACAAAGGATACCGACCTACACTGAGTTCAGTACAAGATGCTACAACACCTACGAGATTCGACCTCCTCATCGCTCTTTATGCTAGTTATATAGCTGAGTACACACTCAGAGGCAATACACAGAACGCTATCAATAAGCTCCAAGCGTACAACCAAGAGAAACTACACACAGGAAAAGCAAGATTTAGAGGAAAGACTACTTTTAGAACACAACGATAATGCTCAAAGAACTCAACTCACTTACCTGAGGGATTAACACAAGTAAGGAAAGCATCCGTAAAGAGGATGAGTTCGCTGATATTGTAAACATGTACTACAATCGTAGGTGAGCATTAGAAACTAGACGAGGTACTACAAATTTCTGAGATAGTGTAGGGAGTGACCCATTTACCTCATTATTCTTTTTTCAAAGAGACGATACAGGTGCTCGGTATTTAATTGGTGTTGCCGGTGATACAATGTATAAGTATGTCGAGGGTACGAACAGTTGGTCATCTATCAAAACATGACTAACAAAGTTTGAAGCTGATGGAGTCACTAGGACTAAATGGAGCTTTGCAGTGTACAAGAATGTTATTTACATGTGTGACGGTATTAATAATTACGCAAAGTGGGACGGAACGACCTATACAGAATACGCAGGTACGCCTAAGTTTCGATATATCCAGTACATGGGTGACCGTATTTTCGGTGCCGGTGTAGACTCAGTACCTAATACCCTCTATTACACAAGTGCAGCAGCAAGTGATGCAAACAATCCAGCTAATCTCGTAGTAGTCGGTGGTGATGAGAACTGACGAATCAACTCTATCAAAGAACTAGGGTCGTTCATCTGTGCAGGTAAGACACAAAAGATATATTCTATCAACGTGTCTGCACCATCGAGCACGCCTATAGACTCTCGAAGTGGTATTCAGTCGCACCGTAGTATCCAGAATGTCGAAGGTTCACTTCTATTTTTCAATGAGTTTGGACTTGATACACTCAAACAAACGAGTGCAATCAGCGGCACTCAGGCTCTCGGGACTAAAATACTTTCAGAAAACATACGAGAACTCTTTGCAAGTATTCAACCTAGCTCATACAAGACAAACTGTTCACTCTACGCCCCCCTCCTCAACAACTATTATTTCTCTTTTGATGCGAATAATGTAGGTACTACTGACACAACAGTAGTATGGTCGTCATCGTTTGGTGCTTTTACTAAATATTCTATCCCCACACTCAATGATTATTGTACTTATATTGACAGTGATTGAGAATACCGATACTTACTTGCTCCTAACACTGGCTGACAAGTCTTGGAATTTGAGCGATGATACAGCGATAACGGAGTAGACATAGAATGGCTCTGTGATTATCGTACTAAGTTTGGTACAGATGACTGGAAGACTATCAGTTGGGTACAAGTTCGTGGTAGAAAGTCTATTCAAAAGGAGGCTACACTCGATATATACATGGATTGAGAAGTCGTATCAACTTGTCAGATAACAGATGATTTTATCGAGGTAAATGCTAGTCCATATCCTGTCTGAAATTCTCCTATTGGTAATCTCTCCATCGGATGAGGCGGAAACCAATCAGATAGTATTGATACTTACGAGTTTAGTCTTAGAATACCTGTAGAGGTAACTGGTCAAGAACTCGGAATACGAATAAGCTCATCAGAAACTCCTCTTGTTTTCTCTTTGGAACAGA